GTTGGAGCGTGAAGCCAAAAAGAAACGTATGCCTTCTCTGAATGACGATATGGGTTCATACCGCCCAGCGTCTCGTCTTGTTTGCAATTACGCCATTCCTCCCGAATTCAAGTACAAGATGTCCGAGGAAACAGGAGAAACTGAGACGTCTATGTGGGGCAATCCTATTTCCGAAGACAAACTTGTAATTCTTAACAAACTCGATGCAGAACCTGAGCGGTTCTTATCTCCCAAAAGTTTGGCGCTATACTCTCCCAAGATGGCTCAAATGCTGAAAGATTTGAAGGAGGGAGTAGGTGAAAACAAACCTTGGAGAAACCAGTTCGTGTATTCGCAATACAAAACTCTAGAAGGTCTGGGTGTATTTGGGTTGGTATTAAAACACAATGGGTTTCAGAGATATAAGCTTATTAAGGAAGGCGGACAATGGAAAGAAGACCCTAAGATGGAAAAGGGTAAGCCCGCATACGGAATGTATACTGGAGACGAAGAAGAGGATGAACTTGAATTTATGCGTCAAATATTTAATGGTCAATATACGGACACATTTCCAGCGGCACTTAAAGATTCAATCAAGGAAAAACGGTTGTGTATTTTGATGGGATCGTCGAGTGCGGCTGAGGGTATTACGTTACTAAATGTCCGAAATGTTTACATTATGGAACCCTACTGGAATCCTGCACGTATTGACCAGGTTATTGGACGTGCTATCCGATTGAATTCCCACTCTTCACTTCCTCCCGAAGAACGCACAGTCACAGTGAAACTTTATATGTCTGTTTTTACTCCAGAACAAACGGCATCGTCAGAGAACAATGTAGTCCTTATTCGCCGAAACGATACCGGTATGAAAATGTATGAGGGGGATGAACCTCGTGAAGCATTTATGAGCTCGGATGAGTATTTGTACGATGTTTCTTTTCGTAAGAACCGTCTTATCAAGAGTTTAGCGTTGGTACTAAAGCAGTCGGCCGTTGATTGTGAAATTCACCGAAAACTACATTCGAAAGAACAGCCAGTGATTCAATGTATGCGTTTTGATACATCTGTAACTGCTGAAGACTTAGCGTACCGCCCCAAATACCTCGATGATGAAAAAGATGAATTGTATACNCTGAACCTCGTTAAACGAAAGAGGCGTCTGCAGATAATTAAAGTCAAAGGAATGGCGATGGTGTTAGATCCCCAGAGCAATGAGATATTTGATTATGGTGCGTGGGGGGATGAGAAACGACTTCTTCAGATTGGACGACGTACTGGCCCGACATCTATTTCATTTTTTCCGCACGTTGTAGTATAAGAGAATGGCCAGTAATATTTCTGCTGGTACTCGTGGATTATCTGCAGGAGAATGGACCCGCATCCAGCGTCTTCGTGGTGCGACAACCTATGTATCTGCGAATCTTGCTACAAACGAAGACATTGCCCCACCAGGTAATCCTCAACTAGGATATTCCCAGGCAATGCTTATTTCCAAAGTAGTTGGAACATCTAAAATTCGCCGTCCAGCATCATCATGGACAGATTTCATGGCGTCACAGAAATTGACGTATATAACCCGAGCAGAGAACCCTACGAACCCGAACGCGAAATCTCTGACGTTGAATACGCTGTGTAGCTGCACCACAACTCCAATAACCGTGAAGACAACTGGATGTACAAAATGCGGAGTCTTCACACATAAAACTATTCAGTAAATAAGTAAGATGGGCGGCTTAATGCAATTAGTGAACAAAGGTGCACAAGATCAACTAGTATGTGGGAACCCCTCGTTCACGCATTTTAGGTCTGTTTACAAGCGCCACACGGATTTTGCGATGGAACAGTTTGAATTGGTGTTCAAAACAACCAATTTACAATTACCGGCATCCGGATCTCTAACTCTTCGTGCGAAGGTTGAGCAGTTCGCACAGTTAGTGAATGATTGTTATCTAGTACTCACGCTCCCGAACATTTACTCACCGGTCCATCAAGTTGTTCCGGGAACTCACCCAAACCTCAACGCAAATGCGGCTGCGATAGGCTATGAGTTTCAGTGGGTACGAAATATCGGGTACAATATGATTAACTATGCGTCAGTCGTTATTAACGGACAGGAAGTTGTGCGTCATACTGGAGAATGGATGAAACTGTATGCCGATTTGAATTTTGATGCGAATAAGAAGACTATGGTGAACTCTATGGTCGGAAACGTTCGGCAGCTATACGACCCAGCAAACGCATACGACCGAATGAACCAGTACCCGCATGCGATTTCTACCGCGACATCAGCCGCAGAGCCGTCACTTTACGGTCAAGTTTTGAACATTCCTCTCCATTTTTGGTTTTGCGAAAACGTGGGAGCTGCTCTGCCTATTTCAGCACTAACCTATTCTACCGTAGAAATCGTGATTGAATTGAAAAATATGTACCAACTATTCACGATTCGCGATGTGCGTGAGAATATTGGTGGAGTTGCGAACCCAAATTTTGGAGTACGTATAGCTCCTGATCCAAGTAGTCCAATTATGACGATGAACAATTTCTTGTCGCCTCCCACATATTCACCCGCTCCAGTTCCTACCAATCCTACCCTTATGTTCTGGAAATTGAGTCCATTCATTGAAGCCAACTACATTTTCCTAAATGATGCCGAACTTATCCATATAACGAAGAATGAACATTCGTTCATAATGAACCAAGTAGATGTAACAAGTGGGGATGGTCTTGCAGGAGCAAGTAATGATACTCTAGTACTCATGCGAAATTTGTGTACTCAAATGGTGTGGGTCGCTCAGCGCTTTGACCGTCTCCAGCAGAATGATTATGATAACTATACGAACTGGGTAGACCCCTACAAACCACCACAGGATTCTACCGGCATGTTGTACATGACTCCGCAGTATTCATCGGGGGTTGCTCTTCCCACAAACACGTCGCAGCGGGACATTTTACTGGAATCCGCAATTATTCTCGATGGAAAGGAGCGGTTCTCATACAAGCANACCTACTTCTTCTCCCAGCTCCAGAATTACCGTCACCAAACTGGCCAGACATCGAGCAGTATCCCAGGGTTGTATTCGTACTCTTTCGCACTTGAACACGGAACAACTCAGCCAAGTGGACATCTGAATGGGTCTATGTTCAACAAACCTATTCTGCGAAACACGTACGTCCAGCCAGCGCTCGCTACCGTTCAGTCGGGGCAGACTCAAACTGTATCGTGCGTACTGAAATCCACGGTCAATAACGCGAATCCTACGGTTGTTAACCCTGCAGCCGTAGACCAGAATGGACGACTGTTGTATGGTCCGAATGATGTGGTTACTGTCGTACAGACTGGGTCAGCACTTGCTACATCGCAGTACCAATACACGTTTGGTGTAAGGGTATTTGTGGAATCTTACAATTATCTCCGAATCATGGGCGGTGTTGCGAACGTTGTTTTCAGCTCATAATCCTGCCGTATAATAAGAATGTCCACCGGCATACATATTCAGTCGGCGTCCTATGGCGTTGGTTCAAAAAGTGTAGATGTAGCTCGCGCAGTAGCTGCTAAAAACAAAGATGGCGACATAAAGTTCGTAGTCACTCCAGCGGCCCTGAATGTGAAAGACCCAGCACCTGGTCAATTGAAAACACTAACCGTAAATTACACGATTAATGGTGGAAATTCAAATATTGAAACGGCAGTCGATGGCGACAGCATAAGTATTAGTGCGCCCCCAGCTCGAATCGCATCTGGTCTTCAAATCAAAAAGGCGCAGTATGGGTATGACGGGAACTGGGCAGATGTTACAAGCGCGATACGGACGTACATGAATGATGGGAGTATCGATATAACCGTGAACCCTGCAACTGTAGGTATTCCAGACCCTAACCCAAATAAACCGAAATTTCTCAAAGTAGATACTACAATTAACGGAAAGGCAAGCTCGTACAAGATTGCCGACGGTAAAAAGTTCAAGCTCTCAGCACCATCAAGCACGGATATGTCGTCAGCTGATTCTAAACCTGTAAACGTGGTATGGTCAATTATTTCGATGTTGTTCACCAAAGCTATTTTCTGCATTTTGTTGACTGTTTGGTTCACGAGTATCCGGGTAGGAGCAGAATATGGTGCAACACTGTTTCAGGGAGGAGGGTATGTTATTGGAACTCTAGCGTTATTCACTTTTGGACTTTTCCCAATATTCGGTCTTCCGTTCCCGATGTTTTGGTGGGGATTGATTATGGGTTAAACTTTTACACGGTAAGAACGTAGTATCACAATGGAGATTGTTGCGTACATTGAAACCACGCATGAATTTACTCAACCATATTATGCGTTTCGCACAATAGGGTTGTGGCAGACCGTGTGGAGAGCAGTTTGTGAGATGGCGTACAATAGAAGTGCTCAGCAGTATAGTAGTATCGTAGTCGAACCGGAAGCAGATAAGTTTGATGAGCTACAGTTTTACGAGAGGAACAGTACTCGTATTCGAAATCATCATCTTCTATGCTTTCAAGAAATATGGTCGAAGTATGATAGATTTGAGCCTTTTGTGAACTCCCAACTTACTGAACTCGTAGTGCCTCGTATACTTTTTGAATGTCCC